GTGAAATCATTACTTTAACTGTTTTCATTTTCATTTCCTCCTTATATAGAAAAGAACCCCCTACATTCCGTAGAGGGCTCTAGGGTTACCTACTGTTGATTCAATTGAATTGTTCCAGATAGGTTGATGGGTGATACTTGAGGTTCATTAGAAAATTGTTCTTCATTTAAATATAGTATGTCAATAGATACTGTATAAGCAGTTCCATATTGACCAACACTATATAGTTCTTCTCCTTCTTTTAAATACAAAGTAGGAATACGAGTAAAGAATTTGGAGATTTGCACTCCACTTGATAAGTCACTTAACATATCTTTAGTATAAAACGAAACATCTAGACCAGCAGATATAGCTACGTGTCCGCCACCCTTAACTCCTTTTGCAATTAAAACAGGATTTTTAGAACTTACAAATTGGAACTTTTCCATCTTCATCAAGCAGTCCCCCTAATAATTTATATTGAAGAGAAAGCCCGAAGGCTCTCTCAGTCAATCAAGCTATTAGATTTCATCGTGTGGATGTTTTCCTGCTGGGTAAACTGGTTTACCTTGCTCATCTACATCGTAGTAATCCTTAGGTAAAGGCATTTCTTGTTTGAACGCACGCTCTGGAGTTGGGTAAGTCTTAGCGAACTTGATGTTACGAGCTACTGCTAATCCTAATCCACCGTTTAAGATACCTACACCGTAACGCTCTTTAACTTTAAGAGTTTGGATGTCACGAGTTGGGTCATCAAACTGCTCCGTAGAAATTTCGTCTTTTACAAGTAATACACCAATGTTGTTACGGTCGATTACGTAGAAGCTAAATTTCTTATCAGCTTGGTCAAATGGTACGTAAGGAGAGAAGATAACGTTCAATCCTAGTGCATTTGAAGTATTGAATGCTTTCGGGTCTTGTCCACCAGTGCCTTGTCCGAATGCTGCTACAGAAGCTGATTCTAACATAGCGTTTTTGTGGAATAGGCTCCAGCATAATGGGTGCATGATGATGTCAGTTGGAGTGAATCCAGCAGACATGATAGATACAGCCATATCTACTAAGTCATCAGCAGATAATGTACCATTGTAGTTACCATCGAATCCACGACCTGTTGGGTAACCATCTTGTGTTGGTTGGAATAAATCTGCATCGTATACAACGTGACCATGACGGTTGAACTCTTCGAAGCAAAGTTCTTCTTTCTTACGAGCCATTGCACGACCAGCAGCACGTAAGTGTAAACCGATAACGTCCCATTGAGAGTCAGAAATCATTTCATCAGTGATAGGTACTTTAAGACCGTATTTCTTAACTTTAACATCCACAGTTCCGATGCCTTGTTTTGTTAAGTTAAGTAATTGGTTTGGATATTCTTGTCCTTCTTGAACTTCTTCCGCACGGATTGCTCCGAAATGGATGAACTCCATTGAACGACCTTCTGTTAAACTGACTTTTTGGAAAAACTCAGATACTAGAGTCATTGGCTCAGCAGCCTCTGTTACTACTGTTGAGATTACTTTTGGTAAAAGAATATTAGCATCAGCTGTTGTTAATGCCTCAGATACTGTAAGACGTTCTGCAACTTTCTTAGAACCTCCGAAAGACATCATCTTCGTATAATTTTCTACTAATTGTACTTGTTCCATGTTGAATCCTCCCTAACTGTTTTAAGAGTAGGAGGGGACTTTGTCCCTCTCCCTTTTCATATTTTCAAAGCTTATCGTTGAAGTAAGATACGTACCGCACCTACAGAACCTGCGTAATCCCACTCAGTTGGAATACCAGCTACTGGGTCTACAACTAATTCTGCTTCAATTGTTACATCTTTTAATACTTGGTCTTCTTCGATGTAGAAGATTACCATGTTGTTTTCGAAGTCGATATGTACATCTTCGCCGTGTACTGATACTACAGCACCGTCTTTGTTAGTGTACTTAACTACAGCTGGAACAGCTTTCGTCTTGTTGATTGGGTGATGTAACTTAACGTATACTGCACCGTTACGAACGCCTTTAGGAACTGTTACTTGAGCTCCAGCGATTTCAACTTTATCGTTAGCACGAACTGCTTCAACGTTACCGCTGTTAGCTTTGATATCGTACTTGTTGTCGATTTTGAATGAACGACGCTCTTGAGCACGGAAGAATCCATCTGTTAAGAATGGGATACCTTTTGCCCAACCTTTACCGATTAAGTTCTCTTCAAACTTAGGTTTCCATCCTTTGTTTTGGTAAGGGTAGCCGTAAGGGTAAGCCCCAGCATCTTTACCGTTTTTCCCTGCTGATGGAGCATGAGACATAGCTTTTAACATTTCTTCTAACTCAGGGTTAGCTAATTCCATGTAGTATTGTAAGAAACCAGCTGGTGGTAATTCACGAGTAGCTTCCCAAACTTGACCTACGATTTGGAATGGAGAATCTTTAGCAGTATCTAGTTTTACGTAGTTACCGTCTTTACCAACTTTTACGAAGTCACCCGGCTCTAACTTAGTGTTAGTAGTTCCATCTGCTCCACCTTTAACTCCACCGTAAGCAGCACCATAACGCATTGCTTTTGCAAAACCTTGAGCTGTTGCTTCGCTTTCGTGTTCGAATAATGGTACTTCGATGTAAGAACGAGTGATGATTGTACTTTCTCCACGGTTCATACCGTCACGACGTTTTTTGTAAGAGTTTTGTAAGTTAGTACCAATGAATTTGTTAGTACCTTCTGTTGCCTGTTTAATTGTAGGTAGCATACGACCTGTTTCTGAATCATATTCAGCTGGGCCAGCTTCTACAGCTTTACCTTTAGCTAAAACAACTGTTTGTTGTCCTTCTGGGCCGTATTCATATAGGAAGTGCTCTGCTTCATTTGTTTTAGATACTGCGAACTTCTGAGCAGGAGCCGCACCTTCTGAGATTACTAAGTTCGTATGAGACTTGTTACCAAATGTATATTGGCTGTTGTTGTTAGGAAATAAACCTGCCATTTTGTATTCCTCCTCTTATTATCGTTTACCACCGAACATGCGAACTAATACTTGTTCAGCCGTTAAGCCTTCTGTAAGGTTCGTTGCTGGTGTTTGAGTTTGTTGTAATTGTTCAGCTACTGGGTTCTGCACTCGTTCTACTA